ATATCTCCCTTCAATTTGAGGTGGAGTCTTCGCTGAAGAAAAATGAAACAGTAGAGGATAAGATTATTCTCAAGCTTCAGGTGGATGGAGAAGATTCTCCGTTTGGGTTGTTATCTGGCGGCGAGAAAAAGCGTCTGGTTTTGGCTGTGGATTTTGCCCTGTCTGAAATTATAGGCAGAAGGAACAAAAATAATTTTAGCTTTGTTCTTCTGGACGAGGTTTTTGATGGGCTTGACAGTCCTTCCAAGGCGGAGGTCATGCAGTTCCTGAAGAGCCTTGTTCGGGACAAGGTAAAGGATCAAGTCATAGTCGTGGATCATTCTACAGAAATGAAAAACATGTTCGCTAACATTATCTTTGTGGAGAAGCGCAATGGAGAGTCTGAAATTAAATGATGTTGTTTTTGGCGTGGATGTCGGGTTCAAAACATCCGCTTCGGCTATAGCTGTCCTCAAAAATATGGGGACTACCCTTGAAATTGTCGAGGTGTTTAAGCTAGACCCCTTCGCAAGTTACGGGGGGACGAAGGAAGATTTCTTTTGCCGCAATATGGTTTTGCATGGGATCGAAAGATTAATGCAAATATATCTGCCAAAAATTGTTATAATAGAAAAGCCTATGTTCCAATCAAAAGCAAATGAAAACTTTTTGAAGTTTTTTGGTCTGTTCGAAAATTTATGCTACGAGGAGGGGATGCCCTTTCTTTACGTTCCTCCGACAACCGTGAAAGCGAAATTGGGGGGCGGTAGGTTAGAGAAGGACGAGATGGCAGAGAGATGTCTCCATTATTGTACGGGGAAAAAATGCCAACGACTTATACGGAAGGCAATAAAAAATGGGGAATGGGATATAACCGATTCGATAGCAATAGGAATTGCTGGATTATTGATAGCGGGGCAAACCGATGAAAGATGAATATGTAATGCAGTTCAATAAGTTCTTTCTTGAGAACGGGGTTCTCAATGATCATGTCATAAATAATCTTGTGTTGTTTGTGATGAGTTTTAATACGGCGGTTAAGGATGTTGGGATTTTTGTCCCGCAGGGGCAGAAGTCGCTTGGGTTTCTCGTTTATCTTTCTAGGTGGGATTATATTTTTAAATCGAAAGAGATATACCAAGCGTTAAAACCATCTTTGGTGGAATATGTTCAACGCTATGAAGTAAATTTGTCTTTTGCTGTTTATAAGAAGGGCGGCAAAAATGGCGAATAATCCTCCGTCTAAAGATTGTAAGAAAACTCCGACCGTTTTTAATAAGGAATTTGAGGAACATTTATTTACACTTTGGATGAACGGTTTTTCTTTACAGAAACTTTGCACTCGTTTCGAAAACACACCCAAGAGTTTTAGTATTAATGGTTTGAAAAAATTAAAACAAGATGGAAAATGGGGCGAGAGGCGGGATGTTTTGGAGAAAAAGATGGAGGAGGACACTGGTCTTTGCGTAAGAAACGCGAATAAGGAAAAGGTCGAAGTGGTTAACAGGATATTGTTGGCAACTGTTAAGGTAATAAAAGAGGAGTTAGACAGATTCGAAGTTGACCCAAAGGCTTTTATGGAAGAGGCGAAGAAGTCGGGGGTTGCGCCTATCTGGTTGATTTCTGGCCTTGAGCAGTTGAGAGACATTTTTACTTTTCATGATGAGGTGATCAATGGAAGGGCCGGGGTGGTTGGGCCAAGCGATCAAGGCGGGGTTACTCTTATTAACATTAACAATTCTGCGAAGTCCGGGGAGTTAACCGAATCGGCTCATAGCAGGGCGCTAGAAGCTTTAGCTACAATTGATGCGGAAGTGGTAGAAGAATGAGCGAAACCCAAGTCAAAACCAATGAAGAAAAATATCGTATCATTCGTGATGCTCTTTTGGTGGATAAAGATCAGCTTGATAATTATTTAAAACATTTTTATGGAGTTTATCTGGCGAGGGTTCCCATCGAGGAGGGCAACTCTACTCCTTTGGATTTCGTATGGGACGTTTATAATACTGCAATGCATGGGGGCGAAGATGATATTTTTAACTTTTTGGGCGTGGCTGGGCGAGGTGCGCAGAAGAGTCTGTCTTGCGGTTGTGTGGAGACTTTGTTACTTACTCACGATGAGGATCGAGACTATTTCCACATGGCATCGATTAAGCAACAGAGTAAGGTTACCTATAATTACGTTCAAAGTTTCTTTCGGAAGCCTATTTTAAGCGAAACAATTGAAAAATGTATTATGTCGGAGACTCGTACCCGTTATGATAAGCAGCTTGTTATTGGAACGGGAACGATGGATTCGGTGAACTCGTTTCACGGGTCGGTAATTCAGGATGAAGTCGATTTAACGCCGCCAGTAGTGTTTAAAGAATCAAAGGGAATGTTAACAGCGCAAAAAGGTAAGATGGCGCTTAATATTCATATCAGTTCTCGTAAGTTCGCATTTGGTAACGTCCAAGAGTTGTTGAATAAGGCCAAGAAGGTGGGGTTCCCTTTAAAGATTCATAAGTGGACGATCCTTGAGATAACAAAAAAGTGTACAAGTTCTCGGTCGGGGGAGTATGGGACTACTTATTTTATCAATGAGGATGTTCTAGAAACGATAACCCAAAGGCAATACAATTTAATTAAAGACCCGTTTAAAAGAGATCGGTATCGAGAGTGCATCGCTTTCCAGAATTGCGGGAAGTGCGGGATGTTGGCTTTTTGCAAGGGTAATCTGAAGAAACAGCAGACGGGCAATCCATATTTGCAGCCGATAGAGCAGGTTCGGAATTTGTTTTTTACGGATGATCTCTGGTTCTTTCTTGCGCAAAGGTTAAACCGCAAACCATCTACAAAGGGATTGGTTCTTCCGATGTGGGACGAGGATATTCATGTAAAAGATTTTAGGGGTATGTTTGCCGTTCTAACTGGCGAAGAGTATCGCGGCAAGGATTTGGACATTCGGGAGATGGTCGAAGTTTTTGAGAAGTATAATTGCCAAGCGTATATCGGAGTGGATTTTGGTTTCAATTGCGCATCGGCGGTATTGGCTTTTGTCGATGGCTCGGAGAGAATTTATTTTGTGGACGAGTATATTGCCATCGGTCAAAGTGACGCGGATTTCGCGTTTAATTGCTACAAGGAATGGGGAGAGTTTAGGAAATTCATTGCAAGGGGATTCCCAGATATAGCAAGTCCTCAAGGTATCAAGGAATTTTCTAAATACTTTCCAATGATAAAAGATAATAAAGAATACAATAAGTTAAGTAAGATTCCAGAATATCGCGCGGGGCATTTGAGAAAGGCGATGAAGGGGCCGGGGTCTGGCGTGGTGCGTTTTTATGTCCACCCAAATTGCGGAGAGTTGCGCGGAGAAATTCCCTTCTATCACTATAAGATCGATCCAAAAACAGAAGAGCCTACTGATCAGCTAGAAAAGAAAAACGATCACAGTATTGATGCCGCCGGAAATGTTATGGTTGGTTTGTTCGGAGGGGTTACGGCTTATGCAACAGTTGCGGAAGATGATAAGAGCGCCTTCCTTCAGCAGAATGGCCTTCCGACTCAAGCCCCAACGGCATCAGAGTTGGCAGATATTGTTGGGCGAGGCGGGGAGTTCAAGGATAATTCTGAACCAGAAGAAAGCGGATTAGGTGAAGAATCTGACGAGGTTGGGTTCGATTTTGCATAAAAGTTTGTTAAAAATTAAGTGATTCTCATATATAATATTAGATCGGAGGTCTATAAATGGCTAAATTAAATTTTTATTTAAAACTGTTTGGTTACAGCGACAGTTCCACCTCAACGACAGAACCTATTGAACAAGATATAGATTGGGTAAGAGAGATTGATGAAATTATCGATGGCAATTTGGATACCCTTACTAGGTCTTTGGCAACTGGCGATACGGTTATCGCCTTACCAAGTACGTCAATAGAGTTTCTTTATATCGAAGTTGACGGAACTGTTTTTCTGCGATTGAATGGCGATGCTGGAAGTACCGTTGAAATTGATACGCCCGAAGAGGACGAAAGAGAAGGCGTTTATCTGAAATATGGTACGATCACTAGCATAACGATAAACAATCCGGGCGCAACAGCCGTCAATGCAAAGATCATTATGGGAGCGTAAAATGTTAGAAAAAACTAAAAGCCTTTTTAGTAAGGCTTATAGCATTGTAGATAATCGGCTAGATGGAATAATTCTCAAGGCGAGGATGGCCGAGTTTGATGATCTTGAAAAATACGCTACGGATTTTGTAGAGGACGATGATAATTTGGGAGGCGTTGGTTGGTTGGATAAAAAGGGGCCTGTCGATTTCGGCTTCCTTTACGATCTTTCCAATAGTAGTGTTTTTACAGCGATCTGTTTAAGGCGTGTAAATGAGCTTGCTTCTTTTGCCCATCCGCAAAAAAACAAATATGATGCGGGTTTTATTATTTGCAAGAGAGACGAGAAGGCCGAGGTTTCTAAAAGTGAAGCAAAGGAAATCAAAGAGATTGAGGAGTACATTTACAACACTGGTTTTGAACAGGGCAGAGAAGATTTAACAAAGCATCCTAAAAATTTCGAAGAGTTTGTTCGGTTGGTTTATCGAGATCGTTTGATCTATAATCAAACCGGCATCGAAAGAGTCTTTTTGGCTTATGAAGATAAGAAAAAGGAAGAGGGAGAACTCCCCGATCTGCATTCTTTTTATCATGTTCCCGCGCATAGTTTAAGATATGCTTTGGATGTGAATAAGGATAACAAGAAGAAGGTCAAGCAATTGCTTCTAGATAATATCGAACATATAGATGGCCCGAAGGAAAAAGAATTAGAGAAGAAGATTAGAAAGGACGAGGTTTGTTATGTCCAGATTCATAAAAATAAAATCATCAATGCGTTTGATGATAAAGAACTTATTTTAAAACAGGGCAATCTGAATGCCGAACTTGATAACAATGGCTACGCCAAGGGCGAATTGGAGTTGGCAATTAACTTAATCAGTTCGCATGTATTTAGTGAGACTCATAATAAATTATATTTCACCCAAGGGTTCAGCAATAAGGGAATTCTTGTTATCAAGCAGTCTATGAGTCGCAAGGTTCTTAATAAGTTTCAACAGCAATTCAGACAGCAAATGCAGGGAACGGCAAATGCATTCCGGGTTCCGATTTTAACAGGTACGGAAATCCAGTGGGTTCCGCTTCAAGCGAACCTCCGCGATATGGAATGGAAAGAGTGGATGTATTACCTTATCAAGTTAATTTGCGCTGTTTTTCAAATGTCTCCACAGGAAATAAATTTTGATATTTCGAAAGAAGGCGGCGGCGGTCTTGGTGATAGCGGTGCAAGGCAGAGCGCAATCGTTTCACATTTCAGGGAAACAGGCATTCGCCCATTATTAAGATGGCTTGAGGGCATTATCAATCGGGATATCATTCGGTATTACAACGAAAAGTATTACCAGAAATATGCTTTCCGTTTTGTCGGTTTTGATGTCGAGCAAGAGAGCGAAGAAGTTGATCGCTTAATTAAGGAAGTTGGCGCATATAAAACCATCGATGAGGTTCGTAAGGAACGCGACCTTGAAGAGTTGGGTGAAGAGGCGGGCGGTAACGTCATTTTAAATCAGGTATGGCTACAGGCTCAAGCTCAAGCGCAAATGGAAGATCAAGACGGCGGTGATGATTCTGGATGGGGCAACCCTGAAGACGAATATGATTCGGGCGATTATTCCTCCTATACCGCAGAGCCATCTACCGATAGCGGTGACACTACGGAAAAGCCGAACAAAGAGACGAAGGACGTTCTGTCTCAAGACAAGAAAACAGCCAAAGAGGCTGTGAAGAAAGCTATCAGGCCATTGAGAATCGAGTGGTTCCAAGAGGAGGAGTAGGATGGCGAAGGTAAAAATTCTTTGCGAGTGCGGGGAACATCCTGAAGACGTAAAAGAAGATTTGATCAAAGCTTTTCAGAGTCATGTAGACGCGAAGGACAAATTCGCCGATCCAGTAATGGAGGAGCTTTTTACGGAAGCGGATTCGTGGTTTTGCTATTTCTTGCACGAAATGATGAGGGAGATAGTTGAAATTATTGTGGAGGAAAAATAATGCCCAGTGGTGTTTATGAAAGAAAAAGGGGTATTAAATATGGCATGGCTGGCAAAAAACACTCTAAGTCATCTATAGAAAAGATGTCTGATAGTCACAGCAAAATAACTGAAGAGACTAAAAAGAAAATTTCTTTGGCTAACAAAGGGAAGGTTGCTTGGAATAGGGGCAAAAAGACTCCTAAAGAGGCTGTAGAAAAAATGAGGTTGGCGAAGTTAGGTAAGAAAAGAGGGCCACACTCTAAAGAACATAAAGAAAGAATTGGGTTGGCTAATTTAGGTAGTAGGCGTTCCTTAGAGGTTAGAAAGAAAATGTCTGAAATTTGTCAGAGCCGCCCTGAAGAGGTAAAAAGAAAAATAGCGGAGAGAATGAGAGCGGCTAGGTTGGGTAGCAAACATTCCCAAGAGACCAAACTCAAAATGAGTGAGGTAAGACAAAATTTTTCTGAAGAAAAAAGTAAAAATATGAAAAGGAAAATGAGGTTAGCGAAGGTAAAGCAGATGAAAGAAAATTATGGCATTTGTTACCCCGCTTACAACAAGAAGGCTTGTGAGTTTTTCAAATCATTTGATGAGAAGCACGATACCCAAGGCAGATATGCAGTGTATGGTAATGGCGAATATCATATAAAAGAATTAGGATATTGGCCGGACTATATAAATTTTGATAAAAAGATAATTATGGAATGGGACGAGAAACATCATTTCGATGAAGATGGAAGTTTAAGCGAGAAGGACGTAAAAAGACAGGAAGAGATAATGAATCACTTTTCTGATTTTGAGTTTGTGAGAATCAATGAAGCAGATGGGGCGGTCATTCTATGCTAATAGGTAAAGCCAAGAGGAAAGCAATAGAGCGTGTGATTACTCGATATTATAACGCTATCATTTTCAAAATTGCGGGCGCGGACGAGTTGTCTTCTTCTGAAATAAGAACTCTTGAAGATGCGGGTATTATTACTCCTCCATACGAGGGGGATACTCCTACAATTGAAGAGGCGTATGCGGTCGGAAGAGTTCGCAATGCTCCAACGGGGAAGTTCCCCAAAAGCGATTTAAATAAATTCCGCATGTTTGAGAAAAGACATTTCGTTCCTTATGGTACGAAAGAGAAATTTACGATGGAGCATGTCCGCGAGTCGATGGGGATTTATCTTACTAAGACGAAGGAAATGGCAAAGGCCATGATGCTAGGTAAGGTTGCAGATTTAAACGAAGAGGCTTCCCAAGATGTTTTAATGGGCAAGCTTCGGGCGGTTACAGAGGACGCGGTGAGAAATAGAATAGCAAAAAGAAAATTGGCCGCAGAGTTACGCGATCTTACGAAAGACATGCATAGAGATTGGGAGAGGGTTGCCTCTACAGAATTGAGTAGAGCGTTCAACCACGGGGCAGCGGACGCGATTGCAGAGCGGAATAAGGGTACGAACCCTGATGATGTTCTCGTTTATAAAGTGGTGTCCAAAGACGCTGCGCTTTGTCCTCATTGCAGAAAGCTTTATTTAATGCCTAGTGGAGAGCCTAGAATCTATACGATGTCCGAACTTAAGGGCAACGGCACCAATTATGGCAAGAAAGCTTCGGCATGGGGGGCTACGATAGGCCCGGTTCATCCAAATTGTAGGTGTTCTCTCGTAGAGCTTCCCAAGGGAATGGGATTTAAAGAGGGGACGCAAACTCCAACGGTAAAGGGAATTGATTATAATCCTATAAAAGAACAGCGATCCATTAAGAAGGCTTTCGGGCATCAAAAAGTGGATCATAAATATATTCGTAGGGAACGTAGGGGCGGCAAGTGGATTTATTGGTATCGAAACGCTTCGGGGAAATTATACCAAGGCGCGGCTCCACAAAAAGCAAAGGTTGCGGTCGCTGATACTTCGAGAATGACTCCACGCGAAGAGGCTATGAATTATGTGAGGGATGTTGCAGCGGACGATGCGTTCCAAGACCCAAGCAATTTACAGATTGGGGTTGATGCGCCTCGTAGGAGTGGACGAACTTCTACTGTTAAGAAACAAAAGGATTCTCCCACCTTAAAGCAACTTCAAAAAGAAATGCCCAATAATTTTATGAGTATTTTGGACGAGGGCGGCGCTCCTCTTACTATTCTTGCTATGGATTTCGCGATGAATTCGTTTCCGTCTAGAGCGGATTTTAATTCGACTCGTCAAAAAGGGGCGCAGCAAGGGTGGCGTAACGAAAAGCTGAACGATCCTGATGTCAAAATTGTTAAAGAGCCTAGTAGGGTGGATTCTTACATAAATGAAGAAGGCAAAAAGATGAGCTTTAATGTTTCTCAAAAATTCCATGATCTTTTGGATAACGAGGTGTCTTCTGATTTTCCGAATGCTCAAATTATTTCTGGGAAGGAATACAAAGAATTTATTTATTCTACTTATCGTGAAATATATGCGTCTGTATTAAAAAAGGCCGAAGAGATCGCAAAGGCGGAAACCGATCCAATTAAGGCAATTGAGCAGTTAAGGGAACATGTGTTGGATGTAAGAAGGGCAAAAATTGATTCTTTTGAAGCTGAAGGAGGATTTACAAATTTGATGGAGGGGTTTTCGGAGAAATTTGAAAACTTTCGGTTCGGCACTCTTCGTAGTTTTTCTAGGAAGCCAAGATCGGTGCGCGGAAAGTTAAGGGCTTTTGCGTTTCTTTTTGACGGTCTTGCGGTAAAGGACAACAAGGCCGCTGTTGTTGGGAAGGGTATTGTTGCTTCTATTTTAGGCGGAGCTTCTATTGAGGGGGCTTTCGGTTTAGAGAAGAAGAAAAAAGTGCGCGTCATCGACACGGTTAGTGCGAAGGTAGAGCGGAAGGGCTTCTCAACGTCACTTGATACACCGAAGAAACAGTTTGAATATTTAAAGGACGATTCTAAAATGAGAAGGGTGAGGTGGGGGCATATAAGCAAACAGGAAAAGAGTTTCCATCTTGAGCAATCTGCGAATGCCTTCCATGACTTAACTGATGTTTTGGGATTGCCAGAGGGGATGGCCTCTTTCAATGGCAAATTGGGGTTGGATATTCTGGCAACGGGGAAAACCACTACGCTCGCTTTTTATGATCCTTATGATGTGAATGTTACTTTGACTAGAGAAAAGGGCGTTGGGAGTTTGGCACATGAGTGGGGACATTTCTGGGACAATACTTTGGGGAAAATTGCTTGCGGGGATCAAAGCGCATTGGCGTTCTTTTCTGAAGTAAGGCAGATGCCATCTGGTTATTATGTCGGTCTGGAAACTCAACATCTAAAGAATTCGACAGTCCCTGCAAAAGAGATGACTCCGCAACAAATTGAGATGTATGGTACGATGCAAGAACTTCGTGGGGAAATGGATAACGTGGTTGAAAGGTTTAGGTCGGAATTCGTTTTCCCCTCCTTGCCGCAAGCGAAACAGAAGTATTTCGCTTCCCCTATTGAGGTGTTTGCTCGATGCTTTAGTAGATATGTTTATGATAAGTTAGCGACTAAGGGCCGCACTAATACTTATTTGGTGAGGGAGCCGTCTGCTCTTTTCTCTCCTACCGAGGCGGAAGCGGTCAAATTGAATCCCATTTTCGACAAACTGTTTAAGCAATTCAGGTCAGGGGACTTGTTGAAAAAAGCTTTAGAATACCTAAAATAAAAAATCCTAAAGGAGGGAACATGTCTGGAAAATCAAAGAAGGATAAGCCTTCAAATGAACTGTCTGAAGTTTTCGCTAAAAAGAAAAATAAGCTTACTTATCAGTTGGATAAGATTGAAGCCTGTAGCCAGTTGCTTGAAGCGAAAAATCCTTTCGCCGTAGAAATCAAAAACGAACTTTTTTTTACTGAACTGATGGAAGATTTCCGAGGGCTTTTGTCTAGAAAAATTATGGACGAGGCCGAGGAAACCTCCGCTATGTTTGAGAAAGAAGAGATCAAGACGTTAAAGGCTTTAGCCAAGCGAGTTTCAGAGCAACCCAAGCCGCAGAAGCCGTCTTTAAAGAAGAAGCCAGCGCCATCTAAAAAAGTTAAAGAGCCAGAAGAAAAAAAAGAAAAAAGTTTGGTTTCGAACCTTGATTTTATAGACGGAGATACGCTAATAGTAAAAGGC